CTCTGAGCCGGTCGAGCTTCCTGACGACCAGCGTGTCGCCCGCCTTCAGGGTCCGCAGCGCTCTTTTCAGGCCGGGCGTGTCCCGCGTCTTTTCGCTTTTTTTATCCTCGAAAATCAGCTCACAATCTGCACTCATGAGCGCATTGCGCTGCAAATCCGTGTTCTGGTCATTTGTTGACACCCTGATATAGCCGATTAGCACCGTTAACCCCTGCAAAATGCCGGTGAGTGTGCCAGCGGCTAACGCGTCAGGGCCAGGGGTTTCTTTCCCGTTAATTGAATTTAGGCAAATCAGCAAAACTATCAGTCGGGTTGCCTTTAACTAATAATATTAATTAGATCGTTACCTTAACAATTAAAAGTGGAATGCATTATGCTATCAATTTATAGTGAAATCCTGTTAATTTTCACTACTCACCAGACTAAAGCTCGCAAACAGTCAAGTCAATTTGACCAATGTCATCCTTAATTATTAACCGTCAGATTAATCAACATTCACTAACTTATTTATAAGTAGTACAACTTATAAATAATAAAAAATAAATTTTAGCTACTACAAGCAAAAGCTAAAAATAAATTCAGACAACTAAGAATCCAATGCTATTTTATTTAAATTAAAAATCATGCCGGGTATCATAACCGCTCAGCCAATCAACCCATAGCATGTAAGCATGAGCGACACATGCCATATTTTAGCCTAGAAAAATAAAATTTAAAAATACAAAAGCAGTGTAAATAAATAAAATCAGCAATACGGTCGTAGCAATCAGATAGGAAAATCTCTTCTCATCCACAGGAGATTTAACAAATTTATCTTTTAGCACCTCGTATTTTTCCTCAAGATCTCCACGAGTTACTGTACTAGTGTGCGGGTTATTAAAAGCCAGGTTTAATAATTTCCTGTTTTCCAGTTCCGAATGAACATCCCAAGGAACTAAGTTAACAACAATAAGCTGAGAATAATGTTTTACACTCAACACATGTTCTTGCAGCGTGACATTGTTAAGAGCTTGATTTGCACTCTCAAGATAGTGTAAAAACTCTTCAATATCTCCGGGGTTTACTAAGACATTAGACTTACCCTTGATACTATCAAGTGTCAAGGATGCTTTATTTAACAAGGACAGTGCGCGCTCAGCTTTTACTTTACTTTCAGAGGAACTTAATAATAGCATACCCCACACTGCCGAAATAATTAAGAAAAGAAGGCTAAATATGCTTTTTATGCTATTCTCGTTAAGTACTTCTATTATAGTTTCCAGCCTTGATTTAGGATCAGCCTTTTTATCAGGCTCACCTTCCATTTTTTTATCTGAACCTTGGTGGTTATAACTAGAAAAAATGATATTACCATTAATTAAAATATAATTTGAATATTGATATTTTAAGAGAGAATCAACATCCATGCTTGTATCAAATTTAAAATCATGCTGCGATGATTTTTCATAGTCAACGTGATAATTTGGCCTTTCCGATAAATCATTGTAATTATAATTGTAGTTAAGAAACTCTCTTGCATTCAGCTGAAAAGCTATAGACATTTCGTTTAGATTTTTGGAAATCATTAGATGAGAAGGTTTTATCCCATCCCAATGCGAATAGTCGTTAAGACTCTGCTCTGTTGTTAAAGATTTGTATCCACATGAGCACAAGATAAAAATTAAAAACGGCATTATTTTTTTCATAATTCATCCATGTCAGGTTTCATATCTATCTATTTTAATTAAATTAAAAAATGCAATTTTTAAGCAACACCAGGAATGCCATTCATTAAAAACCATAACAGATATAGCAATCAAGGTGGAGGAATCACCTTCCCCGACAGTGATCTGGATTTTTTAAACTTGCCACTGAAAGGAGTTAAGATTGACTGTAGTACTAACTCACACCATCCAGACCCTAAGGCCATTAGCCAATACAGAACTTTTACGCCAAAGCTCAATGGCTCACTATAATAAAATGCATAAAAATATTTCCTGACAGCAGGATCTATTCTCACCGATACTCAGTTCGCACCTCATGATTAAGCGCATAAAATATGATACTTAAATTAAAAATCCAATCAATATTTTCTATCTCGCATACGTAGAATTAAACAATACATATGAAATAAAGTCCACATTCAATACAACGCATGCTGTGAAAAAGAAAAATTTAGGTCGTCTTAACGTCGGTTTGATCGAAGCCCGCTATGTAATCAATCGAGGGCGTAACGCAAACGGCGTCTGGGCCATTTGGTCTGATGGGGCGATTGAATTATTTGGGTCGGGTGTCAACCCTATAATGGCCTGGCTACTGTGACCTATCCGATTGAGCTGCCTGAGGTTAGCCGCTTTATCAGTATCGCTGAGCGGCTAAGCGGCGATACGGGAAGCGCTAACTCAGCTAACTCTTCAATGATTGTTGATCAGCTGACAACATCAGCCGGGTTAAAGCCCGCTGCATAAGGGCAACGGACGGCATATCATCTTACGGCTTTGCATGGAGGGTTTATTATGCGCCTGTTTAATCCGGCAACAATGACAGAAATTATCCCTGGCCTGAACGACACGATTGGAGCCGTAGAGCTGCTCTCAGATAACTGGTTTTTCACATCATCGGAGATTCCGAAGGGTACGATGTTGCGTGTCAATGAGAGGGGCGAGCCAGAGCTTAAGGAGATGGCTCAGTCCTGAAATGTTATTGCTTTGTCTGAATCAGGTCCGCACTTGCGGGCCTTCTGCCGCTCAGGCTGCGGGCGGCGTCGGCCATTTGATATCCGCTACAGAGTAAAATTCAGCAGCGCTGAGATCATCAATATAATCCAGACAGGCATTAAGGCTCGTTTTCTCCTGCTCGTTAATCTTTCCAGGCAGTAACTTTGTTTGCCAGATGCTAATTACGTTCTGCGCCTGATTAAGAAGGCTGGCTTTGCTCTGCTGCGCCTGCTCTAAAAGCCTGGCATCCGTGGGCGGCGGGAGACCTATCCATGCCGGCAGCCCGTCAATGCCTGCACCCATCATCTTGCCCTGCGGAGCAGCTGCCATAAACTCGACAGCATGCTGCTCACTAAGCGTGAACGCATCATCCGGCCATGTGTCAGCCAGCTGCTGTTTACAGTTTGCATTGAGCCGTCCGGCGACTTTGGAACAGTGACCTGCTTCCACTGCAGGATGAAATTTCGCTGCTCACCGTCAATCACGATAGGAATAGATACCCAGCCTGCATAGTTCATCATGGCCGATGCGGCAGGCATTTTTGCCCCTTCTCCTAAACCGAGGTTTTTAAGAAACTCGGCAACGTCCGCAATGTCGCTGCCGTTCTTCGCAATCTCCATCTTTCCGGACAGGGCATTCAGCACCGTAGTTGAGAATTCAGCGAGCCGAGGCCCACAAGCGCTTCGGCGGCGGCCACCTCAGGCGGCGAGGAGCCGGTCGGCAGCAGGCGGTCATTCATCCGAGCCTCCCACGGTCAGCAGATCGCCGGCTGCCGCGCCGTTTCCCTCGCGCGCCAGCACGGTGACGGTGACAAAGGCGGGCTGATGGCGGACGCATCCGCCACGCGGCCGTCGACGCTTTTCGCGTGATACTCATACGCCCCGGTCGGCCCGGCCACGCTCAGCCCCTCAAAGGCTGCCGCGATGCGGGCGCGAAAATCGTCGTTGCTTTCCATGACGGCCGGCGTCGGAGGGATCGTTGTGTCGTCCGCCGGCGTAATGGTCAACCGCTCAATGCCGTTGTTGGCGCCGAGCTGGTCGAGGTCGCCGTCCATCGCGTAGGGCAACATAACGCCCTTTGCCGCCTCGTTGATGCGCTGGCGCAGGATCAGCTCGCGGTAGGCATTTTCCTGCAGCAGCTTAACGATGGGTTCGGACTCCAGCGACAGCGTGCGGGCGATGGCCTCCTGCTGCTCTTCCGGATAGAGAGAAATCAGCGTGGCTTTGCGCTCTGCAAGCAGCGCCTTGCCGTTTGAGGAAAGACTGCCGCCGGTGTGCGTGATATCACCCTTCATCGTGCCGCCCTCCGTTACTTCAAGCTGCGCGGCTTTAAGCAGCTTCGTGCATTCCACCTCTGGCGCGTCGAACAGGATTTTTACGGCGGCCCTGATGGTTGCCGTTTGTATGCCGGTCGCCGTCAGCGCGCCGCTTTTCGGCTCATACTCGATCACAGCACCGTCAGGAAACGACCAGTGCAGCGCGTCCGCCGAGGCCGACGGCGCCGGGTTAGCGTCGGAGTAAATGCCAGGCAGCACAAAGCCGGTGTCGAGTTCGCCGCCGAGGCATAAAACAAGCACCTGCTCGCCCACTGATGGCGCATTCCATGAGCGGGTTTGACCTGCGCGGGCGGTAAGCCAGTGCAGCCAGCCTGTCGTGTTATTTCCTGTATCCACGCGGCACTTTCCGTCAC